CACGGGTTTTAGTGCGAATGGGGGCAGTTTTCGGACTGCCGACGGGCTGTATGACGTTCAGATCTCGCATGCCTATGGCAAGCGTGACCGGAGCGTCGCTCGTCTGAATGTTAAGAAGGTTGCCGAAGACCCCCTGCTTGCAGGGGTGAACGTGCAGGCTTCTATGTCCGCTTACCTCGTCATTGATTCACCGGTTACTGGTTTTGCCAGTGCCGATATCATTGCCGCGGCGTCAGCCCTTATGGACTGGCTGCAGGCTAGCACTAATGCTAACCTGACAAAGCTTGTCGGCGGCGAGAATTGATTTCTCGCTGCAAACTGCGGCCCGCTATTTTTCTAGCGAGTCACATGTTTTTAATAGTGCATCACCTTCCGAATTTTATTTCGGGTGTAAGGTGATGATTCTCTAGATGTAGTTCCTAGAGATAAGGGACCCGTTTAATTGAGCTCATGATATATTACCTATAGAGGGAATATATGAAAAGCATGACGGATCTCTGGCGTGAGCTGGCTAAAGAACTTGCCAGCTGGTGTCACACTAGCACTGCTCTCGATCATAAGAAGGTCGAGAGTCGGACCGAAGCTGAGGGCCTTTCTTTCCTCACGATAACGCTCCCTTCCTTTGGGAAGGAATTCGAGCGTTGTCTTGAGTTAGGCCTTCTTGACGACGATTCTTTTCCCGGTTTCCGGAAGAAGAATGGTTTCCCCCTATTCTTAGGAGGTTTCCTTCGTCAGATCTTCGATCCTTCAGATTGTGCCTTGTTTACGGAACCTAGTTTGGATTCCATCTTTGCTATTAGACAGCTTACATTGCTGTTTGCAAAGATTCTCGTTCCCTGTAGTGATGATAGGGAGCGGGACGCCTTTCTAGATTACGTAAAATGCGAAGAGGATTTGAGGGAGTGGGAATCTCATAACTCGTTTGACGATTCGTCGTTTGAGCGAGTTTCCACTCTCTTGTTCGGGGATGTTCTTTCCCGAATGAATGATCTCATCGAATTTGGTGAGATCCTTCCCAAACATGGTCCGGGAGCGACAGCAGATCGAATGACTGGAAATCAGAAATTCGATCTGGCTTTCTGGCACTCCCGCTTAGAAAGTTTATTCCCTTATGGGGAATTTGCTATGCTAAACTGGCGATCAGATAATAATCGCTATGACCATGTTCAAATCCTTGAGCCTGATGCAGAAATTCCCGTAAGGGTTATCTCTGTACCTAAAACGCTGAGAACTCCTCGAATTATTGCAATCGAGCCAACCTGTATGCAGTATATGCAGCAGGCCCTGCTCGGTCCAATTGTCGAGCTTCTCGAAAGTAAGGTCGTCCCGGGAAATACCCGACCGAATCTTGCTTTCAACTTCCTTGGATTTACTGACCAGAAACCAAATAGGGATCTGGCCAGACAAGGTAGTCATGAGGGCGATCTGGCTACACTCGATTTGAGTGAGGCTTCTGATCGAGTTCACATCTTGCATGTAGAGGCCATGTTGCGCCGTTTTCCTGCCGTATGGCAGGGATTCAGCGCGACACGGTCTACGAAGGCAAGAGTGCCTACGTTGGGAGTTGATCTTTATTCCCTTCGTAAGTTCGCGTCTATGGGCTCCGCGCTTTGCTTCCCTGTCGAGGCGATGGTATTTCTTACATCAATTTTCCTCGGCATAGAAGAGAAGCTAGGCACGCCTCTGACGCGTAGGATTGTGAAATCCTATGCGGGTAAAGTGCGCGTCTACGGAGACGATATTATTGTTCCCGTAGATTGTGTCTATCCTGTTATTGATACCTTGACCCGATTAGGATTCAAGGTTAACACCAACAAGTCATATTGGAACGGGAAGTTCCGAGAGTCTTGTGGGGGCGATTACTACGATGCTCACGATGTTACACCTGTGAGATTTCGTAGACGTTTCCCCCTTAACAGGAGAGATGTTTCCGAAGTGATATCTCTAGTTGCCTTTCGCAATCTCCTCTATGAGAGAGGACTGTGGCAGACAACTAAGTGGCTCGACGAAAAGCATTTAGGGAAAGTTCTTCCCCATTTCCCGATCGTCGAACCGACTTCACCTGGATTGGGTCGTCGCTCCTTTCTGGATTATATTCCAGAAAGGATTGACGATAACGACCATTCGCCAAGAGTGCGCGGATATATCGTTAAATCTAAGTTACCAGCAAATTCTGCTAGTGGCTTAGGCTCCCTTTTTAAGTGCTTGACGTCATTAGAGACCAGAAGTTCAAGGGTTTCCCCTTTGGACACACTGTTCTCCTCTAGTGATCCCGAGCATTTGGAACGCTCAGGACGTCCTTCAGCCGTCGACATCAAGCTGAGGTGGATTCAGCCCTTCTAAGTTTAGAAGGATTGACGTACGAGACTTTGAGAGGGGCGGGTTTCTTACCGCCGACATCACCTTTTGGTAGGTGAGACTCCCCTTCTATTCAGGGCTTTGCCTTGGATCCTCTCTCGTACGATAGGGGCCTAAACGGCTCTGCCGTTTTGCCGGGAGATAGTTTTCGTGATTAGCCGAGAATATCGGCTTGATCGATGAAAACCGTCTCCCCCCCTGGATAGAGGTTGCTGTGCAC